TCCCGGGTAAAACCGAAGTCCAAACTTGTCCGGCTGTTGGCGCCGATAGTGTTATGCCTCTGTCTGTTGCTGGCGTCAGGCTGCTCAACGACATGCGTGCCTACCGAACCGTTGATATTACCGCAATCAACCCTGATGAAATCAAAGCCTCTGCCGGTGTTACCGTTGCCCAGTTCGTCAACAACGATACGGACGTCGTCGCGCTCTATAATGATTTGGCTACCCGGCACGATGAACTCGTCGATGCTGTCGTTGCCTACATGAAGCGCGATGCCGAAGCCAGAAAATAGTCGGTTGTGTGGTTGGAAGTCTTCGAATAGGATGAAGGCTCCCAACCACTAAGCGGGACACACCATCATGGCTCGTAAAAACCGCAACGCCCAAACTCGCAGCCAAGCACCTCAAAAACAATCGCAACAGAAGGGCCGCAGCGCCCGTCGCTCCAGCGATAGCAACTCCCGCCTCCATGCCCAAGCAGACCTCGACATCGCCGCCCACGAAGCCGCACTCCAGTGCAAAGGTCGTGACACGTCGCCGATTGAAGGCCGCAACCCCAACCAGAAGCGCTACATCAACGGTATCCAGAACGCACCGATTACCATCGGCGACGGTCCTGCCGGCGTGGGCAAAACTTGGCTGGTAGCGGCGCTGGCTGCCGAAATGCTTGAATCCAAGGAAATCGACAAAATCCTGCTGACCCGCCCCGCTCAGGAAGCTGGCGAGAAACTGGGCTTCTTGCCCGGTGAGAAGGAAGAGAAATACGAGCCCTACCTTCAGCCGTTCCGCGAGGCGCTGGAAGAACGCCTTGGCAAATCGACCCTTGAGTATTACCTCAAGGTTGGCAAGATCGAAGGGGCTCCGCTCGCCTACATGCGCGGTCGGACCTTCAAGAACTGCCTGATGATCCTCGACGAAGCGCAGAACACCAGCCCGACCCAGATGAAGATGTTCCTGACCCGGGCCGGCGAGGGTTCCCGCATCGTGGTGAACGGTGACCTTGCCCAGCAAGACACCTACGGCGAATCCGGCCTGAAGACCGCCAAGAAGAAACTGGCGCATCTGCCGTCCGTGAAAGTGGTGGAATTCCGCATCAGCGACGTGGTTCGTTCCGGCATCGTGCAAGAAGTGCTGGAAGCGTGGGAAGCACCAGACCTGCCGCACAACGAATTGCAGGACAACGTCAAGCAGGTCTAACCTTCAGCAACCCAAACAAGCGGCCCATCCCGGGCCGCTTTTCGTTTGTCTCGGCACTTGGGGCATGCCAATACCTTCTATAAGTTTTTAGATATACCATTCAAACCTGTATTTATTCTTTACGGGAAATCCCGATGACCCCCAAGACATTCTATGGACCGTTCTACGGTCAAGACCTGACCCCGGAAGAGGCTGACGTTTTAGCGATTAGCCATATCCCGGCGAAGGTGTTGAAGTCTGAACCTGACCTGATGCGGACGAAGTGGTTTGACTACCGGCTTCTGCACCCAACCGTGGCGACCTACCTGTTCGTCCACCACTACACGAAGGCGTATCAGCGCTATATCGCGGTCACACAAGACCGGGACCGGGCGCCGTTCGTCAAAGGCTTCAAGGGGAAAGACTTTTTCGACCTGCGCGAGAAAGCCACCTTCTGGAAGTTGCGTCAAAAATGCGACGAGCTTGGCATGCGCTATGACTTCTTTCTGCAAAGCGCGGTCAACTTCTGCATAGCGAACGGCTGGCAGCAGCCGCCGCGCCCCGCTCACATCTACAGCAATGCTGAAATGCTGGTGGACGTCATGGATAGCTGGCACTGCGAGAAGCGCGCCCGCATTCAATTCCCGAAAGACCCGCACTATCGTGTCGAGAACTTCACCGGGACGCCCGACCAGCTCGCTTTAGAACAATGGCTGCTGGAAAACGTGGCAACACGTCAGCACCGCAAATACAGCCTACACGCCTCGATTTACGTTGAGGGTATGCTGCGCGTCGAGTCTGCTATTGAACGTTTCGGTGCCGAGGTCGTCTCGGACGCAGCAGACTACGAGCTTGAAAGCTCCATCAATCATCAAGGGGAACAACAGCAATGAACCAACCACAAAACACGCCCCGTCAGGGCGCCGCCCGGGCCGCTGGTGACTCGAAGCCGCAAAAGCCGCGTCATGAGCCGCCCAAAGGTCACGAAGCCTTTCTAGAAGCTCTCAGAGCGTCGGGCGCCGAAGTTGAAGTCTGGCTTTGCAGCGACAAGGGCATGGGCACCATCACTGGAAAATTGAAGTCGGCGGACAAATTCACTATCAGTTTGGCACCAGACCGGGGCATGTTCTCCGGCCGAACGCTGGTGTTTTTCAAGCACGCAATCGAAATGATCAGCCCGGTGGAGCGCGGACTATGAGCGGAGTCGAAGAGGTAACAGCGTCCGTCACGTCGATGATCGCCACGTCGTATTCGGGTGGCACACCACCAGCCGGCCCAGCACCAACCGAAGAGGGGTTCGAGCCGTTCGAGTTCGACGAAGACTTCCAGCGCAAGATCGCCGCACACGTTTTGGCCGACTACAGCTTCATGCGCAGTGTCGGGCATCTGATTAAGCCGGAATACTTCGAGCAGGTCGGCGAAGCTGCCATCGTCAACATGGCAAAGAAATACTGGGACAAATACGGCGCGGTGCCGCCAAAGTCGACTCACGGTCTGCTGCTGAAGGCTGAGTTGGACTCTGGTGCAATCCGTGGCGATGCGAAGTCCGAGGCTGTTGCGGCGATCAAGCGTCTGTGGCAAGAGGACTTGGGCGGTAGCAAGCACGTCGCCGAACAGGTGGCCGAGTTCTGCAAACACCAAGCGGTCAGCGCGGCCATTCTGCGGTCTGTGGATTACCTGTCGTCGAAGAAGTTCGAGAAGATCGAACAAGCAGTCAAGGAAGCCATCGGGATCGGTGTCAGCGAGGACGGCGACGAATACGATTACTTCGACCGCATCAATGAGCGAACCGAAGCGCGTCTGGACAAAGCAGCCGGCAAGGTGCCGCCGCAGGGCATCACCACCGGTCACGCGAAGATGGACGACGTCCTCTATCACCGCGGCTGGGGCAAGAAAGAACTGTCGGTTCTGATGGGCGGCGCGAAGTCTGGTAAGACGACGGCAATGATCGGCTTCGCCAAAGCCGCGTCACTCGCGGGCAAAAACGTCCTGTATGTCACACTTGAGGTATCGGCGGCGATCATTTCTGACCGTCTCGACGCTTCCATGTCTGACAACATGATGAAGGAGCTGGGCAAGAACATTCACGACATTGATTCCAAGGTTCGTGACATTCACAAGCGCGCCGGCTGTCTCAAGATTCATGAGTATCCACCGGGATCGTTCACCCCGAGCCAGTTGGAGCGACTCATTGAGAAGTATGAAGCCAAGGGCATCATCTTCGAACTGGTCGTCGTGGACTACGCTGACATCATGGCGCCAGACCACCGCATCAACGATCCAATCGAAAACTCGAAGCAGACCTACATCGGTTTGCGCGCTGTAGCGTTCAACAAGAACGTGGCCGTGCTGTCTGCAACCCAGACGAACCGGGACGGGTTCAAGGCGACGGTAGCGAAAGCCGACCATATCGCCGACGACTTCAACAAGGTGCGTATCGTGGACTTGCTCATTTCGATCAACATCACCGAAGAAGAGCGGGCAAACGGGGAAGCGCGTCTGTTCTTCGCCGCCAGCCGTAACCAAGAGTCGGGCTTCACGATTTTCGTCAAGTCGGACATTAGCCGCATGATCTTTATCAAATCCATCCTGAAAATCGAATAGGTGACAAACATGGACTTTTTATTGTTCTGGCTGATTGTTGGAGCTTGCACCGGGCACTATGACAGCGCCTTTCTCATTGCGCTGTTCGCTGCTGTAATGTTCAGCAAATAACGCCAGCAAGGTTCCACGCTTAGGGCACTTCGGTGTCCTAAGTCGTTTCTGTAGTCTGGTGAAAACAGCGAGGTTTAATCATGTCAGTTCACATTTCACGCCGGGGCGACGGCGACAACGATCTTGAGGAAGCGATTGCCCAGATCGACATGGAAGCTTGGCTCGACAGCGAGGGTGTGGAATACAAACTCGGCCGGGGTCACTCTGGCGTCCAGATCAACCTTCGCGAATGCCCGCTCTGTGGGCACGACAAGTGGAAGACCTACCTGAACGCCGAGTCTGGTTTAGGCAAATGCTTCGTCTGTGAGCAGGGTCTGAACAAGTGGAAGATCATCAACGGCTTCACACCCGGGGTATCGGGGCGGGAGACGGTCGAACACATCAAGAACTTTGCCCGCACGCAAGGCTGGATCGCCCGGAAGAAGTCCACGGTTGCCGTGTCGGTAGAGAGCGACCTGATCATCCCGGACTCAATCGAGCTACCGCACCACGGCAAAAACCTGCAATACCTGAATAACCGCAACATCACCGCGGACTATGCCAAATATTTCAACCTGCGATTCAGTCAGCGGGGCGTGTTCAAATACATCGACCACAACGGCAAGAACAAGGTCCAGAGCTACTCCAACCGGGTAATCATCCCTGTCTTCGATATGCAGGGCGAGCTGGTCAGCTTTCAGGGTCGGGACATCACCGGCACCGCGGACCTCAAGTATTTGTTTCCACCGGGCTTCGCATCGACCGGCGCCCACCTCTACAACGGCCAGAACGCCATCGGCGCCAAGCGAATCGCAATCGGTGAAGGTGCGTTCGACGTGGCGGCAATCAAGATCGGCGTTGACGGTGAAATGGCGTTGCGTGACATCGTGCCGGTGGGCACCTTCGGCAAAAGCCTGTCGTTCGGCGACGAAGAAAGCCAGATCGCCAAACTGATGTATCTGCGCGACAAAGGCTTGGAAGAAGTGATCTTCATCTGGGACGGCGAGCCAAAAGCGATTGTCGCTGCCATCGGCGCAGCACAGCGCGTTCGCAGCATGGGTCTACGCGCCCGGGTTGCAATTCTCCCTGAAGACAAAGACCCGAACGAAATACCAGCCGAAGAGCTGCGCCGCTGCATCTGGAAGGCCACACTGATCGACAACATGTCAGCCGTGAAGCTCCTGATGAAGTTCAAGAAATAGCCAGCGGCTTATCCAACCTCGACCCGGTAGCATGACTACCAGAAGTGAAAAGTGAGGCACAAATGATCAAGATCGAACATAAATACCGCGAGCATGCTGGCGGCACGAAGTTTTATGAAACGGTTCTATTTGAGCGCGACGACGGCGGGCCGTCTGTGCTGGTTAAGCGCTTCGGCAAAATCGGCCTGAAGCGTCAAGGTGGGCAGACCAAGATTGAGGACTACCCCGCCGCAGTAGCCGCCCGGACTGAGCAGTCCCGCATCTGGAAAGAAAAGGGCAAGCCGAAAGAATACGCCGTTGACGCGAAGTCGGGCAGCCACTTCGAAACCATGCTGGACGCAACGGGCGGTCTGCCGTCGCTGACTGTTCAGGGTCGCAAGACCGTCATGAGCATGGCAGAAGAGCATTACGGCAAGGGCGGCGGCATGGATTACACCATCGCCGACTTCCTGAAGATGGACGACAAATTCGACCCGAATGCCGACCTCGAAATCATCGAGACCGGACCCGAAGAGCCAGTGGACAGGGGTGAGACGTGGGGGAGCTGGTAGAAGACGACCTGAAAGAAGAGCGCAAGAAGTTCGAAGCGGCGATCTACTACCGCCACTTCTGCGAGCGCTATAAGGATGGCACCTACAAACTCGAATGGGTTGAAGGGCGCTGGCAAGGCTGGTTAATGAAACTCGGGAGCGACAAAGCATGAAGTTTGGATTCAAAGACCCAGAGGTCTATCCGCTGGATGCCTCGAAGAGCGGCACCAACGCGCACCATATCAACGGTTGCCGGGTTGTCGGCCAGTCGCAGCCATACGCCGCTTGCCTCAATCGCATCGCTGAATACGAAGCCGGTGGCGCAATCGAGTCGATGGGCGAATGCCGCCGCGCTATCGGTGGGCCGGCGTGCGAAGCGTGGAAGATGCGCGAAGAAGAGAACAAGGCCGGCAAAGCTCTGTTCTATGTGAACCGCGCAAAGCTTCAAGAATATGTCGGTTTGATAGCGTCAGACCGCCCACAGCAGCGCAGCAGCGACGATAAGCCCGCCCGGGCATCGACACCGCCGCAACCGGATGCAACGTCTGGTAGCGGCTCTTACGCAGACGCAATCAATGCCACGATTCAGACACTGTCTAGTCCATCGACCAGCGGTCAAACTGAACACCTCGAACCAACCAATCAGCAGGAGCAAGAATGAACAGCACCGAAGTTTTCAACGCCATCGAAGAAGTCGCAGCCGCCAAGCCGAAAGAAAAGCTGGCCCTGTTGATCAAGTATCTCGCTGACCCGCTGTTCAAGCGCGTTTGCAACGCTGCATACAACCCATTCGTCACCTTCGGCCAACGCCCAAGCCGCGTATCTGGTCACGGCAAACCAGCATTCACCGACGAGACGTGGAAGATTTTCAGCGACCTCGCGAACCGCCGTCTGGTTGGTAACGACGCCAAGGGCGCGATGGATCGGGCAATGCACCAGATGGAGCCAAATTCGGCTGAGCTGTTCTGGCGCATCGTGAACAAAGACCTGAAAGCCGGGTTCAGCGAAGGCACCTTGAACAAGGCGCTGAAGGGCTTCATTCCAGAATTCCCTTACATGCGCTGCGTCTTGAGCAAAGACGTGGACTTCACCAAGTGGGAATGGGAAGAGGGCGTAATCAGCCAAGTAAAAGCTGACGGTCGCTTCACCAACGTCAACGTTGAGTTGGACGGCAACGTGTCGATGACCTCCCGTCAGGGTATGCCTATGCCGGTCGAGAAATTCGGCCGC